CAAAAGTACGGCTTTAATGCTGCGTCATTCACCCCCATCCAGCGCCCACGGACCTATAACGAAATCGTTGTTCCGAGCGTTGGCCCGGTTTACGCAAAAGACGGTGGACACATCTCCGGACCCGGCACAGGGACCAGTGACGATGTGCCGGCTCTGTTGAGCGATGGAGAATTTGTTATGACGGCCAAGGCTGTCCGCGGGGCCGGTAACGGTAGCCGCAAGGAAGGCGCTCGTAAGATGTATGAGCTCATGCACAAGCTTGAACGGAGGGCCTAAGCGTGGCCGAAACTACCACACAGGAACAAGTAGTCCGCGAAGCCCCGGAGCTTGAGGCCCGGAAGCTTGCGCTCATTGATCAGGCCCGCTCCCTTGCCGGGATTCGGCTAGACCTTCCTGACTTCCGTGTCGCTGGCCTGAGCCCGCAGCAACAGCGGGCGCTGAAGATGGCCATGGCTGGGGTTGGCGCATATCAACCCTACCTAGACCAGGCCGGAAACCTCTACGGGGAAGCCGCCCGCGGATTCCAAGGTGTTTCTGAGTATGGCCAAGACATCGTCAATGCCCTGCGGTCTGGGGCTTCCACCGCGCAGAGCTACGGTCGCGGAGCATTAGAAGATGTGACCGCGGGGGCGGGTCTTGCCCGCGCCGGTGCTCGTGAAGCAAACCGGTATGCCAGCGGCGCGATGGGGGACATCGATGCCGCGGCAGCTCGTGCGCTCGGCGCAGCGGGACGCGGGGTGGGCTCGTTCCAAACCGCAGCGAACATCGGCTCACAATACGGTCGGGGCGCGGTGTCAGACATTGACGCGGCGGCGTCTCGTTCCGTCCGCGCAGCTTTTGCTGGCGCTCAGGAATATGACCCCCGCGATGTCCGGGCATACATGAACCCCTACGAATCGGCTGTCGTGGCCAACGCCATGCGCGATATTCGCCGCGAAGGCGACATCATGCAGCAAGGCATTGCCGGTCAGGCCGCTCGTGCAGGTGCGTTTGGTGGAAGCCGCTTCGGTGTCCAAGCTGCGGAAACGAACCGCGCTACATTGGAAAAGGCCGGTGACACTTCGGCCCAGTTGCGCATGGCTGGTTACAACCAAGCACAAGCTGCTTCAATGAACGCCTTCCAAAACCAACAAGCTCGGTTGCAGCAGGCTGGCAACATGGCCCTCGGCGCAGGTCAGGCCCAAGCAGCTGTTGGCATACAGGCCGGTCAGATGGGCATGGCTGGGCAGCAGGTTCTTGGCCAAAGCCAATTCAACCTTGGCCAACTCGGTCTTCAAGCCGGTCAGGCACAAGCTGCTACTGGTATGCAGGCGGGTCAGATGGGTCTTCAAGCTGGCCAGCTCGGTCTCACCGCAGGTCAGGCCGAAGCAGCGACAGGCTTGCAGGCTGGCCAGCTCGGTCTTTCCAGTCAGCAGATGCTGGGTCAGGCTTATCAATCCGCGGCGGGCCTTCGCGCTCAAGAAGCTGCAGGTCTTGCAAGCCTTGGTCAGCAGCAGGCGAACCTTGGTCAGATGGCCTCGGGCCTTGGACAGGGTGATGTGTCGTTCCTCTACAATATCGGCCAGCAACAGCAGGGCTATCAGCAGCGCATCCTTGATGCTCAGCGCATGTCTCAGCTGCAGCAGATGTACGAGCCCTATCAGCGTCTGGCTTTTGCGAGCGACATCTTCAAGAATGCTCCGTCTACGCAAATGGCCCTCACCTCGGCGACGGCGCCATCGCCGTCTTGGATGTCGCAGGCGGCAGGCTTAGGCGTTGCGGGTCTCTCCGCTTACAATCTTTGGAACCGGTAAGAAACACATGTCCAAGGTCCTTGAACGGAAGATGTTCGCCAAGCAGGCGAAGAAGTTTGCTAAGGGTGGCGAAGTCGAACAGCAGGAACCGGCGTTCGACATGGAAGCGGGGCTCATGCCCCGCTCTCAGCGTGAGCGCATGGCCTCCGAACTTCTTGGCCGCGACCTCGGCTACAGCCTTCTTGCTCAAGGCGACCGGCCCATGTTCACCCGTCCAACAGCGACGGGCATGCCTCAGATGATGGCTCCTCCACAGGCCGTTCCTCCTCAGATGCAAGCCGCTCAGATGCAGCAGCTGGCGCAGGCCGGCATGCTGCCGCGGTTCCAAGAAGGTGGGGAAGTCAAAGAGCCCAGCATGTGGAGTCCTTTGACTTGGCTCAAGAAACTTTACGGCGGAAACCCGCCTCTTCCGGAAGGGTTGGACCGACCAACGCCTGTTGTTGATGCCCGTGTAAACCCGATGTCTCTCGGGTTTTCGATGTCTGACATGCCTCTCCCTCCCGACGGGGGAAGGAATTTGATGCCTTCCGGACTCCCAAGTCTTTCCAATGTTCTTGGGGTTCCTCAGTTCTCCACGCCGTCAGCCCCCAACGAAGCTCAGCAAGCTGCTATGGAAGCAGACCGCGAAAGCCGTCGTGCTGCCGGGTTTAGCAAGATCGCCCCGCCCGAGAAGAAGGCCCCGCCTCCGCCCCCTCCGGCTGAGAAGAAAAAAGATAATCTGCAGGACATCAAAGTAGATCGCGAAGCCCGTAAGGCTGAACTTGCAGCGCAGGCCCAAGCTGCTCGCGAAGAAAACAAGTGGCTTGCTCTGATGCAGGCAGGTCTCGCTATTGCTGCGGGCCGCAGTCCGAACGCCATTACCAACATTGGTCAAGGCGGGCAGGCAGGCTTAGCTTCGTTCATGGCCCTTGAACAGCAGCGCCGCCGCGATGAAGACGCTGCCATGCGCCGCGATATTGCTGAGCGTGAGTACGGTCTACAGGAGCGTCGTTTCCAAGCTCAACAGCCCTTGCTCGCAGCGCAAGCTGCCTATTGGCAAAACCGCCCGGCGAGCGAGCTCGCTACCCTTCAAGCACGGCAAATGGTCGCCCGCACCCGCGCCGCCGAGGCTGCCCGCAAGGCTTGGGAGAAAAAAGCTGCAAGCCCAGAGTACATGGGCATGAACGCTTTGCAAAAGCAGGCCGCGGAACAGTTGTTCTTGAAACAAGAAACTGACCGTCTTTATGGTGACGAGCTTTTGAAATTCCGTGCGGGGGTATATGGTGATCGCCAACAAGATGCGGAACCCACTACCGGGGAGTAATCGGTGGCAGACTTTATCCAGCAGTATCGCGAGACTTTCCCGGAATTTCGCAAGTCCACAGACACTGAGATAATCGACACGCTTTACGACCGGTTCGGTGGCCCCGACTCCGGTGTGGATAAAGCGGACTTTGCTTTGAGCATGAAGGGCCGTGGTCCACGGATCTCTCCCCTTCGTGCAGGCATTGAAGGCCTAAAAGGCGCAGCCGAGACAGCCATTGCTCGCGGCGCTCAAGCTGTTGGCGCAGAAGAAACTGCGCAAGAATATCTCCGCAGCGCAGAAGAGCGCGGCGAAGATGTCGCGGCTCGCTATCAGCCTGTCACCCGCAGCTTTGAAGACGTTAACGATCCCTACACGTTCTATCGCTACATGCTTGAGCGTGGTGGCGAGTCGGCACCGCAGATGGCCGCGATGCTTGGCGGTGGCGTCCTCGGTCTCGGTGCGCGTGGCGCCCTTGGTCTTGCAGGTCTTGCCGCCGCTCGTGGCATCCCCGCTTCCGCAGCAGCTGCGGCAGGCTCAACAGCGGTGGGGACTGGCGCATACACAGGCTACAACATCCAGCGTCAGATGGAGGAAGGCACTCCGTTTGAGGAGACCTCCTTGGGTGCTGCAGGTGCCGCGGCCCTTGGCCAGTCAGCGCTTGATACACTTTCTCTTGCAACGATCCTTCGCGGATTCCCCGGCCTGTCTCTTGGTCAAGCGGGTAGCCGTGTTGCAGCAACAGCCCGTCGCGCTGTTGAAGCGGGCGCTACAGAAGCGCTGACGGAAACAGGGCAGCAGGCGCTTGAGATTCTGCAGGCTGATCCGGAGAAGCTGTTTAGCTTTAGCCCCGAAGTTCAAGAAGAGTTGAAGCAGGCGGCTATTGCTGGCGGCTTGTTGGGCGGTGCGCTTGGTGGTGTTGGTGGTGCAATCACATATCGCCGTCCGCCAGCTGCGGCGCCGGAAACGGAAACCGAAGGCGGCACTGAGACTGGCACAGAAGGTGGTCAGACCTCGACCACCGGCACGGACATTGATACGCAAGCCGCTGGAACGGATATCGATACGCAAGCTGCAGGCATTGACACTCAGGCCACTGGCGTTGAGCCGCCTCCGGCACAAGGTGCCGCCGGTGTGGAACCTCCCCCGGCACAAGGCGCGGCTGTTGAACCCCCGCCTGCTCAAGGTGCGGCGGTCGAGCCTCCCCCTGTCCAAGGCGCGGAGCCCGGACAGGTCACGGCTGTTGAACCCCCGCCCACGGCCCAAGGACAGCAGCCTCTAGCTCCTGCTCCGAAGATGGCTCCCCCGACACAACCCGAGCCAGTCCCTGCTCCGAAGGCTCCGTCGGGCATAGAACTCTTTGCATCTCCGTCCCCGCCGTCCCTTCCCAAGAAGCTTCAGCTTGGGAAGTGGAATTACAATTACGGTCAGCAGGGCTCGTTTACGCTGAACTTCGGCAGTGACTTGGAAAAGGCGCTGTTTCAAGTTTCTAAGAAAACCACCAAGCCTGCCGACCTTCAGTACCGGGATTGGCTCAAGGACCAAGGTCTAACCGACAACCAGATCGACACATTGAGTTCTGACTTCCGTCAGCAGCTCACGTCCTTTATCGGCCAGAAGGTGAAGGCGGGCCAGACCACAGGCACCATAACGGTCCCTCGGTACAACCCTTCGATGGTTGGTCTTGGGGCTACCGCTCCTGTCCCCACCAAAGCCCCGACACCCGCCTCCCCGGCTCCGACCGGCCCCAGTGTCACCGCCGCGCAGCCGCCCGCCGCCCCGGCCCCACAAGGCCCGGAAGCCGAACCTATGGAGTTTGGGACGGGCGCTGAGCCCGGTGTCACCCCCGGTCAAACACCCTTCCCGGAACAGGTGTCCCGCCGCAAGACCGTACCTGTAACATTTGGCGCCGGGATAAATGGGTATCAGGTTCAGACCCAAGCTCCTGGTCAAGCCACCGCAATTATTACTGTTGCCCGTGAGGATTACGACCGACTGCAAAACATCCTTCCCGGAGCCATCGACATTCTGGGAGAGATCCACGCTCGCATGTTCCCCGGCATGGAGATGAAGCTCAAGGTCCCTGCGGGTGGAGACAGTCGCGGGGGGTCCTTGGTCCTTTCTCCAAAACAGTTTCTTCTCCAAGTCAATCCGGACGTGTTGGAGGCAGAGTTTGGCACGGGCCCCAATCGCCAGACCAAAATGCTGCACACCTTGTTCCACGAGTTAATGCACCCTGTGGAAGAAGTGTATTTGGCTAATGCTCCACTGTCAGTGCTTGACGCCATCATCAAGCAGTATGTCCGTCTGCGGAATCCGAGCGCTGTTAACCGTGCGGCGGTTGTCTACGCTTTGAAGAGAACGCATGTTAAAGCTTCCGACCCCGAATTTGTTAAGGGCCTTCTTTCTTCCTTCGGTTTGAAGGCGAGAGTTTACGAAGAATACGTAAAGTCCACTTCCAAACAGTATCCCATATCTGTTTACTTGGAAGGACCTTCTTCAAGCACCTCGCTAACCCGAGACTACTATCGCAGCTTTACCGAGTGGGTTGCGGAACAGGGCGCTGCTTGGCTGGTCAAGGAAGCGCAAGGCCTTGTTCCAAAGACCACGTTCGAAAAGTTTCAGAAAGCGATCTTGGATCGTCTGCGCAAGCTGTATCGCGAGATCGCCAAAAGCCTTGGCTTCGCTCCCAGAAAGGGCGCCTTCGAAGCTTTCTTGGAAGAGAACTACGGCAAGCGGGCGCAGGTGTCTGCCACGCCGGATGGGTCGATCAAAGACCCACGCATCATTGACTACCCGTTCGATAACCTTGAGTCTGAGGCCCAAGGCAAGCCAACGATTAGCAAGAAGGCGGTCTCCGCGTACCTTGCTAAGAACAGGCCTCCGAAAACCGACATGGCTGGACGAGCGGGCGCAGGCGAACCCCTGATGCGGGAAGAGAGAGCGACCTCCCCGGCCGCTCCTGCCGATGTCGAAGCCGCGCAGAATAAATTGGCTAAGGCTTACACGAAGCCCGAGTCCATGGGCTTCAAAGGTTTCTTACGCGCCATCAAAGAAGCGTATGATTCCGGCTCGTACAAAAACCTCGGTGATAAACTTACCTACGCGCTCACCGACCGCTTCATCTATGTGAAGCGGTTGCAGGAGCGTTACGTTGATTGGCTAAAGAAACAGGGCTTGTCATTGCAAGCAGCGTATGATGGACGCCATCCGATTGCTGCAAACCTGTCTGCCTATGCCGCTATCCTCGGGCGCGAGAACGTCCTCGGACAACTTGAAACTCTCATCAAGTATGGCGGCAAGCCTGTCATCCGGATGTTCTCAAAATCCAATGACCCGCTTGAGAAATCTCTCGACGGCATGCTTGTTATTGACGGCTCCGATGGGAGCGCCGGCCTGACGTTCTTGGCGGACTTAATCCGGGAAGATACGCTTGATGCCTTCAAATACTACGCGATGGCAAAGCGCGTCCTCGGTAAGTACTCCGACAAGGAAGCTCCCATCACGCAGGAAGAAGCCAAGGCCATCGTTGAGCATCACGAAAAAGATCCCGTCGTTATGAAGGCCTACAAGGACTATCAGGCTTTCAACAAGGCGATGATGCAAATGGCCGTGGACGCCGGTGTGCTGTCACAGGATGTTGCTGACGCTTTCCTTGAGCACAACGACTACTACCCGTTCTATCGTGAGATGGATGAGACGGGTCGTTACACAGGGCCTCTGTTTACAGGTGGCGTCCTTACACGGACCAAGATCCAGAAAGCTGTCGGCGGTTCAGCGCAACTTGAGGCTGACCCCGTCGAAGTGATCATGAAGAACGCACAGTTCTGGATGCACTCTGCTGCAAAGAACGTCGCTGCGCGTAAGATCTTCACGATGATGGAAAGTCTCGGCGACGCGACGCCAATTAAGAAGGGTGCGAAGCTTCCGCCTGATCAGACGGAAGCTGTTGTTCGCATCAACGGTCGCGAGCAATACTACGCCCTGAAAGATCCCGTCATGGCAGCTGCGCTTGAAACCACAGGCGCACAGCAGCTCCCCAACTGGACACGGATTCCGGCGAAGTTCACGCAGTTCTATCGCGAACTTGTCACGCGTTCTCCGGACTTCATCTTGAAGAACGTGTTCCGTGATCCAATGGGTGCGTATGTCACAAGCGGTGTGGACTTCAACCCGTTCGCTCCGATTAGGGGCTTTGTGAATGGGATCGTTGATCCGCAGAAAATTCCTGAGATGCTGGCGCTGCAAAACTGGGGCATCAAAGGTGGCTTCCGTGCAATCCCCGGCGTCGAGGATGCGACTCAGCTCTTGAACGAAAACTTCAAGCCGACATCGAACGGTATCTACGTTGTCCCGAACGGCAACGTGCTGACCGGTATTATCGCTAAGGCTTGGAACAAGCTTGGCGAAATATCGGAAGCGTCTGACGCCGCGACCCGTATGGAGATCTATAAGCAGGTCTTGGCTAAGACAGGAAACGAAGCGGAAGCGGCGTTCCGTGCGCAGGAGGTTATCAACTTCCGCAAGCAAGGCGCGAGCTCTATCGTTCGCTACATGTCGATCATGGTTCCGTTCATCAACGGTCGCCTGCAAGGCATGGACGTCACGGCTCGTGCGTTCGGACCTAAGGCTTTTGCAAACACCATGATAAAGGGCGGCTATCTGTTCGCCGCCTCCATGGCGATGCAGGCGTTGTTCGGAGACGATGAAGAGTACAAGCAGCTGCCGGACTATGTGCGATACAGCACGATGCCGGTTCCTCTCAAGCTGCTCGGCCTCGGTGACAGCGGCTTCGTCGCGATTCCAAAGCCTTTCGAAATCGGGTTCGTGTTCCAAACATTCCCTGAAGTTCTCGCTCAGGCGATGATGGGTAACATTGAGAACCGCGACATCGGCAAGGCCGCTTTGGAGCAGCTCAAATCAACCTTCGGTCTGGCCCTGTTCCCACAGATCATCGCGCCGATTGCGGAGCTGATCGTCAACCGCTCGACGCTAACAGGTCTGCCGATTGTTACAGAGGCGCAGAAGAATCTTCCGCCGGAGTTGCAGTACACTGCTGCAACATCCGACATCGTGAAGAATCTGGCGGGCTCCGCGGGTCTGTCCCCGGTGCAGGTCGAGGCTTTGATCAAGGGCTATGGCGGTCAGATCGTGACCAGCCTTCTCGGTCTGGTTGACGGCATGTATCGCACCGCATCCGGTGTGGGCGTGGAGAAGGATTGGACGCAGTATCCAACAGTCTCGACCTTCCTCAAGACGCAGGCCAACACAAATCCCAAAGGGGTTGCGGACATCTACCGTCTGTCGGCTGAGATCCAAGGCGTGACTACAGCGATCAACACCTACGTCGCACAGGGTCAAGCCGACAAAGCCGCCAACCTGATGAAGGAAAACGAAGGGCTGCTCACGATCAAGCAATCTGTCTCGGCTCTGCGCACTCAGCTCAACACCCTGAGCCGCAATGAGCGGATGCTCGTTAATAATCCGAACATCCCCCAAGATCAGAAGAACGCACAGCTTGATCAGATCAAGGAAGCCCGCCGTCAGATTGGCCGGGTGATGACCGAAAGCCTGATCGACAAGACTGGCAAGTGATCAGATAAGCCATTCCTTATAACCTTCCGCGAGAACTTCAGACGCAATGTTGATCTTCTCGCGGAGGGCCTTGAGGATCTTCTCGTCTACCGTTCCCTCAGTAACGATGTCGATATAGGTCACGGCCTTCTTCTGACCTATGCGGTGAGCGCGGTCCTCTGACTGGAGCCTTACCTCCAGATCATAGTTGTTCGAGAAATAAATCATGGTCGAAGCTTCGGTGAGCGTGAGCCCGTAGCCCCCGGTCCGTGGTTGGCCGACGAAGAACCGCAGCGGGTGATCAGGGTTCTGGAAATCGATCACCATCTTCTGGCGATCATCGGCACTCGTCGCCCCGTAATAGACGCGCACTGATTCGGCGCCATACTCCTTGGCCAACCGATCACGGATCATCTCCAGATCGTAGGTGTAGTTGGCCCAGATGATGACCTTGCCGTCCACTTCCTCCAGCACATCCATCAGCTCATCGAACTTATTGCTGTGCATGTTGATGATCGTGCCGTCATCGGCCTTGAAATAGCCTGAGCAAATCTGCTGCAAACGGAGGATCTGGGTCAGCACATTCTGCGCAGTCAGCAGCTTGCCATCCAATTCTGCAATAGCTTGTTTTTTGATACGCCCGTAGAGCAGAGCTTGTTCGTTTGTCAGCTCGACCGTGCGTTTGACGTAGATCTTTTCTGGCAAATCCAAGCAGTCTTTCTTCAGGATGCGGAACGAGAACTTGTCCAGCTTGTCTGTCAGCTCAGACAGATTCTGATACCCGACCACTTGGTTGAACGAGTGCGACCCGACGCTGCGCTTTTGCAAGCGGCAGTAACGTGCTTGAAATGAGTAGAACGAGTTAAAGCCGAGCAGCCGTGGATCAAGGAACGAGCACTGGCTGTAAAGATCCATCGGGCTTTTGGTAATGGGCGAGCCTGTCATGATTCGCTTGTATTTCGCAATCATGCCGGCGCGTGTGCAGTTCTTTGTGCGTTTGGCCTGACCATTTTTGATCGTTGTACTTTCGTCTATGGCCATGAGCGCAGCATGCTTGCGCAGGAAATCCATCGCATAGTCCGTTCCCTTCTGCGTCGAGAACGCCTCGATGTTCATGATCAAGACTTTAAACTTGCCGTCCTTCTCAAGCCCGCGCTTCAGCTCAGCCGCTTGCTTTTTAGTATTGTTCGGAGACCAGACCACAACATCTAGTGGTACGTGGTCAGGGAGATGCTTTGGGAGCTCAGTGATCTGCCAGTTTTTGTACACACCCTTTGGTGCGACAACGATGGCTGCTTCGATTTCGTTCGCGTCCCACAAGAATGCGAGCGTGTCGATCAGGATTTTTGATTTGCCTGTGCCCATCTCAGCAAAGAGCGCGAAGTCCCGGCTCTTCCAGGAACGTGCAAGGGCGTCCTTCTGGTGCTGATAAGGCTTGAATTTAAAAGGATATGCGTCGTAGCTGATCGTTGACATGGGGTGCCCCTTTCTACTGGCGTGATTATAAGAATAGTCAACTCGAAAAAAATTGCAAGACCCCCGCTTGACGAACCGCGGCCCATGGTCCACCTTATGTGTCCCAACGGAGAGAAAGCCGTGACTGTTTACATCACACAAGAAGTTAGAGGACGTGATCTTTCAGAGGCTTTGGTCTTTGGGGATCTGGAAATCCTTGTTCCTGCCGACATGCAAACATCGGAGGAGAGTGACCTCGTTGCTCTCAGCGATCTTGTCGCCGACAGGCTTGAGGGTTTCAATAGCGAAGACTACCTGCTGCTGGCCGGGGACCCGGTCTGCATCGGGCTCGCCTGTATGTGGGCAGCTGAATATAACGGTGGTTATGTGCAGATGCTGAAGTGGGACCGGTTGGAAGAGCGGTATCTTTCAATCACTGTGGACATGTGGAACGAAGAAAGGGATTCCCATGATTGACTTCGAAGACGTTGCAACAGAACTCACGCAAGTGGGTGACAACGACCTTAAAGCGGTCGCCGATCTTGTTCGCCAACAGCTCGTGCTTGAACGACGCATCGAGGATTTGGAAGACGAGTTGAAGCGGGCGCAGCAAAGCCTCGCAAAAATTTCTCAGGAGATCTTGCCCGAGGCTCTTGCGGAGCACGGACTGTCTGAGCTTAAAATGGAAGACGGTTCTAAGATTACCGTCTCGCAATTCATCCAAGCGCACATCTCGAAAGAGAAACAAGAAGAAGCGTTCGATTGGTTGCGCGAGCATGACTTTGATGACCTGATCAAGAACGTCGTGTCATTGGAGTTTGGTAAGGGCGAAGACGATCACGCCCGTGATGTAATGGAAACGCTGACGAATCGTGGCTATTGGCCACAGAACAAACAGTCGGTGCATCCGTCTACGTTGAAAGCGTTCGTCAAGGAACAGGTGGAGAAGGGCGCAGAAATCCCTTCCGATTTGTTCGGTGTTTTCATTGGCAAAAAAGCCGTCATCAAGAAAGGTAAGTAAGATGACAAAGAATGCAGTCGCCGTGAAAGAAGAGAAGTCCACAGCCGTTGCTATTGCTGCTGACTTCGAAGCGTTTGCTGGCATGGGCATGGAACAGGTTGGTACAGAAGACCTTTCCATTCCTTTCCTCCGCATCCTCGCGCAGTTGTCACCGCAAGTGAACAAGCGTGATGGTGCGTATGTCGAAGGCGCTGAGCCGGGTTTCATCTACAACACTGTCGCCAACGAAGCTTACGATGGTGACGCTGGTGTGCAGGTGATTCCTTGCTACTACAACCGCCGTCTCGTTGAGTGGAAGCCGCGTGAGAAAGGCGGCGGGTATGTCGCATCGTATCCCGCTACCGATCCAATCGCGAACACAACCTATCGCGATGATCGTGGCAATGACGTGCTGCCCAACGGCAACCTGCTCGTTAACACGGCGCAGTTCTTCGTGATCCTGTTGCATCCGACACTGGGTCCGCAGCGCTGCCTCGTTACGATGACGAGCACACAGCTCAAGAAAGCGCGTAAGTGGATGACGCAAATGCAGTCGCTCACAGCGACCGGCAAGAACGGAAACCTCTTCACGCTTCCTATGATGTCGCAGGTATACAAGCTGCGCACAGTTGAAGAGCGCAACGACAAAGGCTCGTGGTTCGGCTGGGAGATCTCCCGCATTGGGGCAGTCGAAGACAAGAACCTTTTCAATCTGGCGGTGGAGTTTTCCAAGTCCGTCGCCAAGGGCGAAGTGCAGGTCAAGGAAGAGCACGGTGCAGAAGAGCAGCGCCGTTCCACGACCGACGAAGAAGCGCCCTTCTAAACTATTGGGGAGGCTTCGTGCCTCCCCTTCCCCACCCCATTGGAATTTAAATCATGGAACTCGCAGCACGATTCCATTCGCTGTTTGCCGGGAACGATAGAGCGCACGGCACATTTACTGTAAGCGCCGACCGAGCAACAGACGGAAAGAAGACTGGACAAGCTCGCGTGTTACGCGAACCTCCGACCACGGACCTTTGGACAAAGCATCTCAAAGGAGAGTCCGGGCTCGGCATCATTCCCATCAAAGACAACAACTGCTGCCATTGGGGCGCAATCGATATTGACGTTTATAACCTCGACCATTCCGCGCTGATTAAGCAGGTCGAGAAGAACAAGCTTCCGGGTATTGTGTGCCGCAGTAAATCTGGTGGCGCCCATTTGTTTTTCTTCTTTGATAAGGAAGTGCCAGCGGAAGATTTGCAGCCTAAGCTTATGAGCATCGCAGCGATGCTTGGCTATGGTGGTTCTGAAGTTTTCCCCAAGCAGCAAAAGATTCTCGCTGATCGTGGTGACACAGGCAACTTCCTTAACATGCCGTACTTCTCTGGCAGCCGCACGACACGCTACGGCTACAACAACCAGAGCGAAAGTCTGGGGCCACAGGAGTTTCTGGATTACGCGGAGAGTCGCAAGACAAACCCCGAAGCTTTTCTCGGCATCCAAACGCAGCACAAGAAAGCTGAGGAGCTGCTTCCAAAAGGACCGCCGTGCTTGCAGCATCTTGCAGCGCAGGGCTTTGGTGAAGGCTCGCGCAACAATGCGCTGTTCAATCTCGGTGTCTATGCCCGCATGTCAAATCCAGACAAGTGGGAGAACGATCTCCACGCATACAACACGAAATACATGACGCCTCCTCTTGATAGCAAGGAGGTAGACATCGTCATCAGCCAGCTTCGCAAGAAGGAATACTTCTACAAGTGCGAAGATCAACCCATCGTCAGCTTCTGCAATAAGGACGTGTGTCTCACACGCAAGTTCGGTATCGGTCCCGGACAACGGGCCAATGACCTTGGCTCACTGACCAAGATCGATGGCGATCCGCCGATCTGGATTCTTGATGTGGACGGCCAGCGCGTCGAGCTGGGCACGGATGCTTTTGTAAACCAGAAAGCTTTCCAGCGTGACTGCATGAACCAGATCAACGTCATGCCGCGCACCATGAGCGCACGAGCATGGGAAGGCCGCATCCAAATCCTTCTCGCTAATCTTACTGTCGTTGAGGTTCCGCCCGAAGCTACGAGCAAGGGTGAGTTTATGGATCACCTCACGACGTTCTGCTGTGACCGTGCAAAAGGCGTTGATAGAGAAGACATTTTGCAGGGTATCCCTGTGTGGACTGATGGCCGCGTCTACTTCCAAGTCAAAGACCTCAAGAAATATCTCGTGAACCAGCAGTTCACATCCTACTCCGCCGTCCGTATCGGGTTGCGTCTGAAAGAACTCGGTGCGGAGAAAACATTCTGGAATGTTAAAGGCCGCGGCGTTCATGTGTGGGGCATGCCGCAGAAGAAGTTTGATCACCACAAGGAAACGACAATCGATCTCCCGCCGATCAGTGATGAAGCGGACATCCTCTGATGCACATCATCCTTGGACCACCCGGCACAGGCAAAACCACGAAGCTCCTGACGTTAGTCGAGGACTTCATGGACCGTGGTGTCCCGCCAGATCGTATCGGATACTTCAGCTTTACCCGGCAAGCCGCGCAGGAAGCTATCGGCAGAGCGGTCCGCCGCTTCCGCCTGTCTCCCAAGGACCTGCCCTACTTCAGGACGCTTCATAGTTTCGCGATGCTTCGGTGTGGCATTGACAAAAAGAATGTCATGACGTGGAAACACTACGAAGAGGCCGCGAACTGGCTCAAGATCGCTCCGTTCCAAGAACTCGCCACGCCTACGGAGGGCCCTTACCAAGACCACGGACTCGGTGATCGCTTTCTTGAGGTGATCAACATGTCGCGCATCTGCCTCTTGCCACTTCGGGAAGTTTACAACCGGTCCTCCGTACCACTCACTACGGATTGGGCCAAGGTCGATTATGTCGATAGAGGACTGCGCAACTTCAAGAAAGCTCATAACCTTTATGACTTCACCGATATGCTGGAGATGTTCATCGAACAGCAGCTCTCCCCACAATTCGATGTCGTATTCGTGGACGAGGTCCAAGATCTCTCCCCATTGCAATGGCGGATGATCGACGTAATCGCGCAGAACACGAAGCAAATCATCGTGGCAGGCGACGATGATCAAGCGATCTATAGATGGGCGGGGGCGGACGTAGACTACTTCATCCGTCTCGCCGGGACACAAGAGGTATTGGGACAGAGCTTTCGTATTCCTGCCAGTCATCATGCTATCAGCCAGCGCCTCATCCATCAGATCCACCACCGCCGGCAAAAAGAATTTAGGCCACGCGATGAAGAAGGAATTGTTCAGTGGCATCGCCACAGTGAGGAAGTTAACCTAGACAACGGCGATTGGCTATTGCTCTCGCGCACCAGGAAGGGCGCAAAACAAATTGAAGAAGAGGTTCGGCAGCGCGGGCTGTTGTACTCATTCAATTTGAGCAACGATGTAGACAGTGGAGCAATGAACGCAATCCGTATGTGGGAAGAGTTGCGCAAAGGCGAACGTCTTTCTGCTGCGGAGATCCGGCACATCTATCGTCACATGCGTTTAGGTGAACAGGTTGCGCGTGGCCACAAGACATTGCCCAATGTCGAAGGCGATCAGATGTTGAGCCTTGCTGATCTGACCACCGACCATGGCCTACTGACCACGGCGCCATGGGACGAAGCACTCGGTGCAATATCAGAAGAAGACTCCCGTTATTTCCGTGCGTGTCTGCGTCGCGGAGAAAGGCTTGATCAGAAGCCACGCATTCGCATCTCGACAATTCACACTGCAAAAGGTGCTGAAGCAACGAACGTCATGATGCTGACAGACTATCCTTCAAAGGCTGTTAATTCAGTGCGGAAAGGTGTACATTCAGAGGACGATGAGGCTCGCGTTTTTTATGTCGGGCTGACACGGGCTAAGAAAGAGTTGCATCTAATCCATCCGATGAAGGGCAAAGGATACCCGATTCCATGAAGAAGAATCGTGAGGTTCTGGCGTACTGCCTGTGCGGGAAGCTGGAAGAAATAACAACACTGCAGAAGGTTAAGAATCGCTGGCCTTTCTGCGATTGCAATCAGCCTATGAGGATTAGTGCCGATGTCGTTTCAGTTCGTACACGAGACGGAATGGGTGATGCCGGAGGAGTTCCCGGATCTGACGGGAGTTCCGGAGATAGCCATCGACTTGGAAACATACGACCCGCACCTAAAGACGAAGGGTAGTGGCTGGGCCACGAAGGAAGGACACATCATTGGGATTGCTGTCGCGATCCCAGGCATGGCCTGGTACTTCCCAATCCGCCACGAGAACGGTGGCAACTTCGATCCCAAGGCCACGCTGCGGTGGATGAAGGATGTCTGCTCGCAGGAGAATACGACTTACGTATTCCACAATGCGATGTACGACGTTGGTTGGTTGCGCTGCGAAGGCATCGAGGTGAAAGGCACCATCGTTGATACGATGATCGCTGCCCCTCTGATTGACGAGAACCGCTACAGCTACGCGTTGAATGCGCTGGGTCGCGACTATCTGAAAGAAACAAAGAGCGAGCGCGTTCTGACTGAGGCCGCAAAGAGCATGGGCCTTGATCCAAAGAGCGAGATGTACAAGCTGCCTGCGCATTTCGTCGGCGCCTATGCCGAGCAGGATGCAGCCCTGACGCTCCGCCTTTGGCATCACCTGCGTGGGATCATCCATGAAGATCAACTGACCTCGGCCTTTGAGCTGGAGCTCGGTGTGTTTCGCGTCATCTTGGACATGCGGACCCGTGGTGTGCGCGTCGATCTTGAGAAGGCCGAGCACGTCAAAGGCTTTCTTATGAAAGAGGAAGAGCAGATTCTTTCAGCGGTGCAAAAGAGCTACGGGGCAGAGGTCAACATCTGGGCTGCGGCTTCTGTCGCCAAGGCCTTCGATGCAGCGGGGCTTGAATATCCGCGCACGGCCACCGGCCAACCGTCCTTCACCAAGAACTTTCTCGCCACCCATCAGCATGAACTGCCCAAGCAGATCGTCCGGGCGCGTGAGCTGAACAAGGCTCGCACGACCTTTATTGATTCGATCACCCGCCATGCACACAATGGTCGGATCCACGCCGACATCCACCAACTTCGGAGCGATGATGGTGGGACAGTGACGGGTCGCTTCAGCTATTCGAACCCCAACCTTCAGCAGCTTCCAGCGCGTGACGATTTCATCTCGCCCCTGATCCGTGGGCTGTTCCTCCCCGAAGAAGGACAAGCGTGGGGCAGCTTCGACTACTCGTCACAAGAGCCGCGCATCGTGGTCCACTACGCGTCCATCGTTCACAAGAATTTCCTGGAAGGCAAAGCCCGCTACCCAATGCAGGGGGCGGACACGTTCGTGGAGAAATACCGTGAAGATCCTAGAACAGACTTCCATCAACTTGCGGCTGACATCGTCGGTGTGTCCCGGAAGCAAGCGAAGACCATCAATCTTGGACTATTCTACGGGATGGGGGTCAACAAACTCAGCGAGCAGCTGGGTCTTGATCTGGCGTCTGGTAAGGAACTCTTCAACCAATACCACGCGGCTGTTCCCTTCGTTCGAGAGATGTCCCACTACGTCACAGAACGGGCTGACAAGAACGGCCACATTCGAACCCTGCTTGGACGGAAGGGACGCTTCGACAAGTGGGAGCCAAAGGCTTTTGGAGTCCACAAGCCTCTGCCGTTTGATGATGCTGTCCGTGAGTATGGCCAGCCCCTCAAGCGGGCCTTCACCTACAAGGCCCTCAACAAACTGATCCAAGGGTCAGCTGCCGACCAAACAAAGAAGGCGATGGTAGAGCTGCATGCCGCCGGCATTCCGCCCATGATCCAGATCCACGATGAACTGGCTGTGTCTGTCGCCAATAAAGAACAAGCCCAACGCATCGTCCAGATTATGGAGACCTGCGTCGAGCTTGAGATTCCGTCAGTCGTGGATGCCGAGCTTGGCCCCTCATGGGGAGAGGCCAAGAAGTCTATCAGCGAGATGTTCGGGGAAGATTAAACTGCCGAATGTAATACTCCCGGTCCTCCGGGAGTATGTGGTATCCGACACCATAGGTGCAGAGCACAGGTGTATTCGTCGCACGAAGCGCACGGCGCAAGCGGTATGCTTCCATGCGGGGCAGCGGGACATATTCGTCCATCAGCATCTGATAAAGGTGGTTGGCTAAAGCCTTGGACAAGCCAAGGTTGTCGCGCAGAATTTCAACAGGGTCTTTCATTTCAGGTCTCACTTTCTCCGAGACATTGGTAAACTTATTGATGCTTGTCAATCGTCGGGTTGTAGCAAATCGAAATCGCGTACCCCGAAGAGAGGACTGCCAAGACCGGGAGCATTATTCGGGGCGTAACCGTGGGACTTGCGTAGTTCACGGAGATACGGGTTGCCTTTCGTCTCATCCCGCAGACGCGCAAGAGCAGCCTCTTCAGATTCATGCCACTTCTCCATCTCCCTCTGCATCAGGGTCATATACCCGATCAGATCGACCACATTATCCATATACATTGGATCCCCCGTCAGCATTCGGGAGAACTTCGTAGACATCAGGCTCAACGCTTCCTTCATATAGTGAGGCAGCGACGGCCAGTTGGGTGAGGATTCGAAGGCGTCGCGGATGTGCTGTGCCGTGCGGGCTTGCACTCCAAAGTCCCCGTACCTTGAACCACGGTCCTTTAGGATGTCATCGATCTCAGGCATTGGTCCTCTCCTGTAGCGAAGCCAGTTTCAGGCGAAGCTCCGCCACTTCATCCTGCGCCTTTTCCAACTGCCAGCCAAGCTCTCCGGCTTCGTCCTCAGCCTCTCTCAAGGAGTCTTCAAGATCCCGGATCTCTTCTTCGTAATCACGGGAAGCCATCTCAATGCAGGTAAGCATTGTGTATGCCCGTCGAATCAAAGCTTCCTCACTCAGACGGCCAAGCTTTCTTTTAATGAGGGGCTCATAGTTCTGAATCTTGTCCCGCAGGTCTTTCACCAGCTCTTCGGTATCGAAGTCAACATGCTTTGTCCGGATCATCAGTGGTCCCTCCGGTCACTTGTTTCGTGTGTTGCGGTAAGGTTTACGAAAGCGTCGTAGCTGATCTCGCACAGCCGCATATACTCTTCCTTGTTTAGGTTGAGCACTTCGGTGGCGAGGTTGCAGTTGGTGTAGGACAAGAACATCACGACTTGGCGGAACAAATCCGAAGTCAGGAAGCCTCTGTCACTTGCTGTCTCGAACAAAATATCGAGGACGCCTTGCAGGGTGGGAGGAATCTCAGCGACGAACTCCTGCTCGGTGTCGAACCCGTCAGCCCACTCGCGCATCTTCTCTTCTAAGTCTTCCTGGTTCATCGGGGTGTCCTCAATATCAAGACGGTCGTGGGGATTTGCGCGGCGGCATGGGACTGAACACAATCTGGTAGTGATGGGGGCACCAGCTTGTCGATCCTTTAACAGGCGCTCCGCACATTAAAGGATTCGGGTCTTTCCTTTCACTGCTGACGATATACCGGCATTCGAACCTGCCGATATTGGACATCCGCACAGGCTTCGTTTCCGGCGCCGGCACGGGGGGCTTGATAACCTCCGCAACAACCTCCGGCGGTAGCGTCTTGGTAGACCGACCAGAAGCAGAGAGGCCATCCTTGCGGGCTTTCTGCTTGGCCTCCCGCCTTTCCTTGTTCACCTTCACCCGTGACAGGTGAAGGGCCTTGAGCTCTTCCGGTATCATCTTGGTATACCCTCCAAACTGGCGAAAGGCGAAGCCCAGAATGGAGTTCCGGCTTCTGTTGAGCTGCCTCGCCGCTTGGGATGCAGGCACCCCGCTCTTGGCCAGCTCTATCAGGACGGCTCTTTCTTCCTCCGTCCAATGCATCTCAGACATGGTACCACTCTTATTTTTTGACGTGTTTCAGTTCGCCACGGGGCGGGTTGAGTTGGTAAACGAGAGAGTCCATAGCCTTGATCAACAGAGCACGGGCTTCCTCGCTCCGAGCAAGGTCCACGGCCCTTGCCAGATCCACAAGGGCCTCTGCGAATTGGGCCTCCCGGCACTTGGCCGGCTCATCAAGGATGTCGAAGTCATCGTCAGACATGGGGTGGGGCTCCTGACTAGTCATTACCGCACCCATCATTACCCGAACCGTGAGGAACCTCAATGACAGGATAGTCCAAGGCCCGGAGCATTCGCTCCAGCTCCTCCCGCAGCTCCTCTATGGTCTCTCCGAAGGGAGCAGAGGGCTCGTTAGTCCACGCTGTGACCTCCCCAACATCATTGTAGTAGGCCTCGTGGATGGCGTAGTGCGTCCGACCAACTGCGTCCGTGTGTCGCATGACCCGGTAGTTCCACTTCTTCATAGGATGACCCCGTTTTTGGAGGCCATGTCCCGCTCGATCCGGCGGAGGCGGAAGATCTTCAGCGCCCGCTCCAGCTCTGTCTTGGCAAGCATGGCCCGGTTTGGGATGGGCAACCCCTCGTCCCCGTCATCAACGTCGGAGTAATCCTCCAAGACTTCGAGGGCATACTCCGCAGCATCGACAAGTCCATCAATGGTAGAGGCTAGTTCACTGGGCATCGTCTTCCTCTTTCTTTAAGAACATCCAAGGTATTTCATGATCAACGTACAAGTCGGAATCTGAGAGAGGGCGTTTCTCTTTTTTCCCAGAACCTTTGAGCAACCCCAACTTTGTTCTTTTGTTTTTCACGGACCGAAGAAGATTCTTCGTGAATCTCGTTGAGGACCACACGGAAACCTGTCTTTCTTTCATAAGCCTGGATAAAGATCTCGGCGTCCATCTCTTGCTCAAGATACATGCCCTTCTCATCGATGCGACTGAATGCCGTAAACGAATACGGCGACAGGCCAACATCATCTAAATCCTCGAAGGGTATGTAAAGCCATCCGCCATAGTCATCGACAAAGGCTGTAAAGATTCGGACATGGGGGTGAGGCCCGGCTGTGTTATCGACCACCGTGCGAATCATCTTCTTCGCCCACTCACTTATTTTTTTCATGGAGTCCCGCCGCCACTTCTAAGAGACGCGTCATGCCGATCTGGAGGATCAGCTTTGCTGCCGTCTGATCGACCTCGAAGGACACATCAGCCGACCCGTCCTCGTTCTCTTTCATGTGGGTCAACACGATGCTGCCGCCTGTCATGTGATCCGGTAGGGTCACGGGCTTCTGAGGAGGGGGCATGTCCAACGCTTCACGGACCATGGACAAGGCCTTGCGAAGCGGCTCGTTGTTGCGAGGCGTCTCACCTTCCTTGAGCAGGTAGGTTAGGAAAGGCTCTGCTGCATACAAAGCCTCCCGTAACTTGATCACATCATCCATCATGCTGCGTCTCCGACATTCTTCAGGATCTCATTGCGCTCTTCGTCCGTTAACCTCCGACCAGTGACAATGGCCGGCAGCGGATCTGATTCATCGACGGGTTTCTGGTCCCGCGGATAACCGTTCTTCACCTTGGCAGTGATGTCATCGAAGGTCTGCGCGAGGAGAGCCATGAAGGCATCCGCTTCGCGTTGCTGTTTGTCGAAGAACAAGGTGCAAGCTTTCTTAATGTTCTCCATGTCATCGAGCAGAAGATGCTCGCAGCGCATTTGTTCTGAGGACAGTTGGTTGATGATAGCGTCGAGGTTTCTCATAATCTTTCTCCTTAGTTTGAGAACCATTTCAGTAATTCGAGAACGTCCGGATGGATTGGACCGGGCGTTAAGATGATGATCAGCAGATGGATGAATGCGATCATGATCGTTGCGAAGATGATGTCGAACAAGATTTGTAGCTTCATGCGATGTTTACCTCTTGCGCGGTCAGCTCGATCTGCTTGTCCATCACATCTCTGCGGAGCTTTGTGATCCTTTCTGCGACCACATGATACATATGAAACTGCGCGTCTTCGTCTAGCGCAGCCAGCTCCATCGATAGGAACGACAGAAGATAACCGCTCTTGTAATCGTCTATGTGTTCGTCACGGCATCCCGTGCTTGCGGCTTTCTCCTCGATGGCCTCAAAGAATTTCGTCAGCAAGGCATCGAAAGCACGTTGTGAAACTCTGGAATACATGATGCGATCCTCTCTATGATCGTTGTGACTGGTAGATTGTGACGAGTGTAAATGAGATAGTCAACCCTCAGCAATAGGGCTTCTGCCTCAATTTGGTCCGGATGCCGACAGGTTCGACAGAGGCGAACGCGCCATCAGAAAACCTCCGACAGTCCAATGCGCCCCCTTGAGCCACGACCTGGCGGTTGATGTTGGTGGTCCCTGTGAAGCAGTAACCTACCACCCGGCCGTGCTTATCGCGGGCCATGTTCTCGCACTTCACAGGTTTGCCGGACACGATGGAGGTTAAGATGTCCTTGGCCCTTGGACCATTAGGCTCTGACATCTCTTCGGCATCGACACCCCACAGGCGGATGGTTTCCCTGCCGATCTTGATCGTGTCTCCATCGACCACGGTGGGCACACCGCAGAGCCATGCGGAGAACAGGAACATTGAGACGCAGTTCATTCCTTCCCCCACCCGAGCGCGTCTAGGCGTAGGATGATCGACAGGATGGCAGAGAACAGCCAATCAGACATTTCCGCGCCAAGAAAGTATTGGATGATTGCGGTGATTGATAACGCGAACGCACAGAACCAGATAATCGCTGTCATTCCTTGTCCTCCCCAAGCGCGTCTATGGCGATCTTTTGCATGTCGTATTGAGCAATTCGCTCAAGCGTCTGCCTTTGATCGTCTGGATTTTTACTCAGTGCGGTTTGCGCCCATGATTGAAAATCGCATTGAGCTACCTGCCGCAGCGCCTCACGCAGCCGCTCTATTTCGGCTTGCTTTGCGTTGAACATGGCAACGACACCTTCAAAAATGCCATGCTCTTTAAGCTGCCGCATCATTACGGCCTCATATCGTTCTTGCATTTCCACGGGATCAAGCATCTTCCCCCTCCCCAAGCGCGGCGCGGGCCATGCGGAAATAGTCCGCGTGTCTATCAAAGGGCATCGTTGATTGCTGTTCAGCCCTTTTCTGTATTTCAAGAAGCGCCTCACGCAGCCGCTCTATCTCGTCGGCGGCTTTAAGCGCAACTTTTGTGTCGCATTTGCATATTCCCCCGCGACACGCCATTCTTTCATCATCATCTGCATCACAGGATATTTGATTTTTTCTGCGAAGCTGTTCAACAATGTCGCTCATTCCTTCCCCTCCCCAAGCGCGGCGCGGGCGGTATATAGCTCTGCAATTTCCGTTGCAACATCACGACACTCACAATTAGCCTCGAAATACCCACCCGTTTTGCGGCAACAAAGTGAGTTGCAAAGTCCCGTCAGAATATGGGCAATGTCGCCAATTAGCTTATTATCGGGACGCAGAGCCTCACGCAGCCGCTCTATTTCGTCGGC